GTATCAGCTTCATGAAGACACCACCCACGCCCGCTTTGTAAACTTCAGGTTCTCGGAAATCGATACCATCCAGTTGCTGTTTACAAGTCGTTCCACAGCAGGTGATACACATAAAACCTTCATGTATGTGTTCAGTAACGGACAGCTTGTTGAAAAGACAAGCGGGGCGACTGATGACGCACAAATCTGTCATGTGTTCGGCGCGGACTCTGATTACAGGAGGTTTTCTGCTCAGATCGTCAAGGAGTTCCAGTACGCTCAGGAAGCCGACACTCTTATTATTGTTCACCCAGACTTAATCACATTTAAATTATTGCGCGGTGTCGATAATCGAAACTGGTCGTTCGAGTGGCTGACATTTGAGGGGAGCAGCAGTGTTTCCGTAACTCGTGTAACAACCGATCTTTTTGAGGGTGAGTCAAAGCAACTGAGCGGCATTTGGAGGATTGGTAATTGTGGTACGTTGGGACTTAACGAGCTTCCGACACATCTTGTTTGTTGGGCGCTTGAGGGTGGCGCTCCGATAGACCCTGTCGTAGTTACGCCTTCCGACGTGGGAAAGCGATTTTATTTTCAAAGAGGAACAACCGATTACGGCCACGTTATTTATATTACACGGTACAGGTACAGTTCAAGTGCCGAAGGGTTTGTCGAAAGAGCCTTACAGGTGAGTACGGGACAGCAAGCTTTGCCTTATATCGGCAATCCGTATGTAATTTATCCCCGCGGGATTCTTACATTTGGCGATCGATCGGGCGAGGTCACCATTACTTTGAGCAATAGGCCTTCCGGTTATACCTGGGGGTTTACGAGTGCTCTTGTGCATCAAGTTATAGGGTTCGGCACTCATGAAAGTCCTTCATCCTCGAATCAGATTCAGATTACCGAGTATGTTAGTGAGACGGAACTGAAAGGCAGGGTGAACGGACCGGGGCTTAGCTCACTGGTTGCTCTTGACGGTAGTTGGTTTATTGATCGCAGGTTTGAAGTAGAGCCGGAGGAAGAAGAAGGAGATCGCCGGTCTATTAGCGGTGCGCGATTTAAGGCGGTCGGTCTTTATGAAGGACGCTTATGGTTTGGCGGTGTTACAATAGGCAACAAAACCAGTCCGCGCAGAGTTGTCGGTTCTGCTGTAAACGATCTGTTTAATTTTAGTTTTTATGACAGGCTGGGAGAATTTGAGGAGCCGCTTGACGATAGTCCGATCAACATCACCCTGTCGGGGTCACAATTGGACGCCATCTCTTCGATTTATACCGGAGAAGACCTTCAATTTGTTACAGAGGGGGGCATCTGGTTTGTGCCTCAACAGGAAGGCTTGCCGATTACCCCGAAGAATGTAGCGATCGCGCGGGCGTCTACAATCGGTGCCCGATTAAATATACCCGTTGTGGGCATTGACAACTCGACTCTCTATGTTCAAACCGGAGGTAAGGCGATTCGTAGGCTTAGCCGTGTGGGAGACTCGTTTTCCTATGAGCCTGAAAACATCTCGTTGTTTGCGGGCCACCTGTTGACCGATCCTGTCGGCATGGTGCTTGTGCGCTCGGTGGCTACAGGGGACGCCGACAGAATTATGGTGGTGAACAGGGACGGAATGATAGCGGTTTTTTCTATCCTGATCGAACAGAAAAGCGTTGCAGCCAGTCGGTTTACCACGGGACAGGAAATTCCGGAAACGCTTCCTTCCTTTCCGGAGGGTCATGTGGGGGGTCGATCAAGGTTTGAGGCACTCGGCGCATCGGGGAACTATGTTTATGCGGTTGTTAGTCGTCTTAATTATGCGTCTAGGACTGAATTGTCTAAGGACTGGTTTGTGGAGATTTTTGATTCGGCGGTCTATACGGATTCCGCTAAAATTGGCATTACGGCGGAAAGAGCCTCCGGATCGATCGATCGCGACTGGGCGGAAAAGAATCCCTCTGAGGACATTACCGGTACGGTTTCCCGCGAGTCGGACAGGAAGATTACGCTTTTTCCGGACCGGCATTTAGAGGAACGGTTGTATGATGACGAGCTTTCTTTGATTGAACCCGATTATTGGGGGGTTTCTCGAAGCAATCAAGAAGAGTACTGGTTACCATTGAGCAGAACTCGCACTTTAACTACATACCCGAAGAGAGTGTTTGACGGTACCTTATATGAAGAGGAGTTTAGGATCGTTCAGGAGGATTATAGCGGCGCAACACGTGATGCTAATGAGATTGTTCTGGGAGAAGTAACTCGCACGTCTACACGGAAAGTTTCAAGCGGCGTTAACTTTAGTCAAGCACTAGTTGACGACCAGGTTACCATTAAAGAAGTGCCGGTTCTTACCTTCGACAAGTCTACTGCCGACATTCTGATTGCACCGCCCGTTCGTGATTCATCACATCGAATTGAAGTTCCTATCGCGTGGGGGAATGCTTTAGAGGACTCGTCTTTTCGTCTTGTAGATGTAGATGCCAGTCCTGCGATGAAGAGACCGGAACCCACAACTCCGGCTGGGCGGCTTAATGTTACTCGTGCAGGCACCGTGACTCAAGTAACGACCGATCTTTTTGAAAGTACACCAAAGAAGCTGACCGGAATATGGCAACCCGGTGCCGCTCTGGTTGAGGGTACTCTTCAAACTACTTCTGTTTCATGGGCCTTGGAACGACAAGTAGATGCGGGAAGTCTTGTTGTTTTGGAGCCGTCCGATGTGGGTAGGCGGTTTTTTGTTGCAAGGTCAAGCGGTGGGAATGATTATGATCACGTTATCTACATCGAATCTGTAAGCTATCCGCCTTTCGTGCAGATTGTTCGTGGATTTGTTGAGAGAGCATACGTGTCTGAGGGACCCCGCGTACTTCGTCCTAGGGTCGGTGATCCATATGTAATTTATCCCCGCGGTATCCTTACCTTCAGCGATAGAACGGGCGATATCACCATTACTTTGAGCAACAGGCCTTCCGGCTATACCTGGGGGTTTACGAGTGCTCTTGTGCATAAAGTAATAGGGTTCGGCACTCATGAAAGCCCTTCATCCTCGAATCAGATTCAGATTACGAAGTACGTTAGCGAGACAGCGCTGAAAGGCCGGGTGATCGGCTCATCGGGGCTTGGTGAGCTGGTTGCTTCTGACGGCGGTTGGTTTATTGATCGAAGGTTTGGACTAGCGCCTGGGTCTGGTAGCAGCGCAAGCTCGGGCTTTTATGTTTCTGCAACCGTTGTTGATGCTATAGACGATGAGGTTTTTCCGGCGGATTGTGTTTGGAATTATATCGGCCTTGGTAGTGATCATAGTAGTACGCCGGAGTATTGGATTTGGATTCATGAGCGTGAAAGTAATCTTCAGGTGAAAGGATATCTAGTAAGTGCCGATTTAGAAAATGTTGGCTATCGTCTTGCAGACACCCCTGATTTTCCAGCTCAATATGAACATGAAAACTGGTTTTATCAGCCTTGGCTGGGTTTTCGTTCTTGGCCGGCAACACATTTAATCGGCGATATTTATGGTGAAGAGCCTGAATTAAAGCGGGGGTTTTTTTCAGATTATCCGGTGCGAGAAGTCTCTGATTACAGGTTTAACCCCGGCAACTTAATAGACGAAATGGGCACGCTTTGGGTCTCACGGGTATATGAGCCGATAGGAGGCGATTCGAGCTGGGTAGGGAAATATATTACGTTTAGTGGGGCTGAAACAGCTATTTTCGAGATTGCACGCCATTCATTTCTGCCACCCTATATTCATTCTTTCGAGGTCTATCAGGACTTGCCCTGTGCGACGTCTCCGTCTAACAGGGAAGCTGGTCGGCAATGGACAAGGAAGCCCCTTTTTATCGGTGACCTTGAGGTTATTTGGCCTAGGGCGACACTTGAGGTTTCGGGGACGTTGTTTAATTCAAAGCTTTACGGAAAGGTTACGGTTACGACCAGTAATTCTATTCCTCAGACCAGAACGTTCTTTAAATCAGAGCACCAGGGTAGCGTGATAGGTTTTGGTCGCGACCCGAACAGTCCGACTGAAGCTTTGATTAGGCTTACCGGGTTTACTTCAGAAACTGAAATGACCGGTGTTATTTTACAAACCAGCGGCAAGGGCGGTGGGACGCTCGCACCGGATACCGGTGGAACAACAAAAACGGTAACGCGCTCAAACTGGTTTATTGATTCACGATATGAGGACAGCGGGGTTTCTTCAGAATGGTTGGCGACTGATGTCGGGAAGCATTTGCGGGGTAAGGATCGGTACGGTCAGTTTCGCATTGACGCTGTAGATACGGAGGATGCTTCAGTTACTTGCGTTATGGAGCGGCGGGTTAAATTCTCCGGCAATTATTGGTCGGACGGTTATAAGTTGCATGAGGCGCGTGCACGCTGGCCCACAGCGCCGCTTGCTTTATCTATTCATTCAACCACGAACAAGGTTATTCTTTCCGCTTTAAATCCTGTTCGTGGCAATACGACCTATAAAGCGTTTACATCGGTCGATGTAGGAAAAACAGTCGGCGTTATTACGGGCTCAATAGAATTTCGGGATACAGCGGATTTTCTGATCAAGATTACAAGTGTGAATAGTGCTACCGGGATTGCCTATGGAGATCGTTATCGTCCGGACGGAGTAAAGGCAGCCACCAACACGCTGGCAAGTAACGAGAGAAATATTGCTCGGCCGCTTTGGATTGTTGATAGTCGTTATTCATATGGGGCGACGCTGCAATCTTGGGAACAAACTGACGTTGGTAAGCGTATCATGATTGGCGACGGTGCCGACGGTGTTTTTCGTATTGATGGTGTTGATACTGATCCAGACACGGGTGGCGCGACCGGCTATATGGAGCGGGCTGTTACAGCGGCGGACGGCCCGAGTGGCTGGACGGTTGACGGCTATAAGGTTGCTGACCCGAACGTTCTTTGGCCATCTTCTGGCATTACAATTTTTGGTTCGGAGGGAGAAACAGAGACTCCGCTTACCGGTACGGTTCGAGTGGACGTTACCGGCGGAACAGTTGTTGGAGCGACTGGCTACGAAATCTTTCCGTCTGATATAGCGGAAAAAGTTATCGGCTTCGGCGGTGATCCCGACAACCCGACAAGCGCGTTAATTTGGATTACCGCCCGCGTGTCGGCAACGCGGGTAACCGGCGAGGTGCTGACAGCGGGCGGTAATCTTGGGGGGTCTATTACGACTAGGGTGTACTCGCGTGGTAACTGGTGGTTGGACAACCGCTATGTAGCCAAGAAGATGGAGCCTTTTGGAAGAAGTGATGCCGTCCCGCGGCGTTTAATTTTTAATGGTGGATCACAGGGAGTTTTTCGTGTTGATACGGCATCTAGTCATGGTGTCACTGGTGGTGTTTGGGGCTACATGGAGAAAGCGTTTAGCTCTAATACTGAGTCTTGGCGGTGGGAGCAGGCGTGGAAATTGGTTCATGCGTTGGTAGCGTTTAGAACCGCTACACTAACGATTTCCGGTACTACTAAAAATTCGGACGACGAGCTTGTGGGTACAGTAACTGCGCGTGCGAGTGATGTTAAAGGCGGGACCAGCTATAGAGTTTTTTACGTTAATGATGTTGTTGGCAAGGTTATCGGCTTTGGTGCTGATTTTGATGCAACAACAGGGCCGTTGGTTTTGGTTACAGAAGCGATTTCGGCTACAGAAGTTCGTGGTTTAGTGGTGCGCAGGCGTGGTGATCGCGGAACAGGCGGGATTCAAGATACAGAGTACGGGTATGGCGAGTGGTGGGTTGATCAGCGGTATACCGCGTCGGAGCAAAGTTTTATTGCAGCGGATATCGGCAAGCGTATTTCGTTCAAGAACACGCATGGGGTTTTTCGTGTAACCGGATTGAATGCCGATGGTGGGGTTAAGGGCTATATGGAACGCCCGTTTCGGTTAGAGACCGACTTATATCTCGGGAAACCTTGGCAGACTGTTGGATATAATGTTTCAGACTTTAATGTTCTTTATCCGCCTGCAGATATCACGATTACCGGTCCGGACGTGCCGCTTTCCGGTGAGGTAACCGTGACGGCAAGCAATGTTGTTCCTTCCGGCCATATGCCGTTTAAGGCGGCTCACGTGGGAGCAATTATTGGGTTTAATTCGCCGGATAACCCCGGTAAAGCCGTAATACTTCTGAAAACACACATGTCGGGAACAGAGATGATCGGGCAGGTTGTTGGGCGCACAGGATCACTTGCTATTCTATCATTATCTCGCTCGACCTATGAAAGAGGCAGCTGGTTTATCGACAAACGCTATACTAGGCGAACATACTCCGTACCTGTTGATCAAATACAGACGTCCGGACATTTAAAGCATTGGCTTGGAGAAGCAATTCAGACAGATGAAAAGGGTGTTCGTCGCCTGGTTCGTCAGAGTAGGTTTAACGTTTTTCCGGATCATTTTCGTGATAATGACGACAAAAAGTTTGGTGAGCCCGGTGTCTTCTTGGACAATTCTGGGGCAACGCCTGAAGTGAGGCCGTCTGTGTTGGATTTAAGCGGGACTTATGAGGTCGGGTTGCCTATAAATGTTCAAATTGAGACCTTACAGCTAGAGATGATCAATGTTAACGAGCCTTCTCTTCTTGGGCTAAAAAAACGTGTTGTTGAACTTAATCTTAATTTTCTTGATACGCGGTCGGCCGAGGTTAACAATGAAAGTGTCGGACTCGGCACGTTTGCTACCAGTCGTGAGGCGAGAGCGATTTATCTTGCCGACAATCAACCGCTTTTTACGGGGGTTAGGCGCGTCGGCCCGCTTCTCGGGTTTGATTATTCGGGTCGTGTCACGATAGGGCAAGACAAGCCGTATGAGTTTACTATTTTATCAGTTGAGTATAAAGTTAGCTATGGAGGATAACAATGGCGGCGGTACTTCCGGCAGTTGCAATCGGTACGGGAATTCTTTCCGGCGTCGGCGCACTTTCAGCGGGTGCGCAGCAGAGTGCAGCGTATAGCTTTCAGGCACGGCAAGCAGCGTTGGATGCAAGAATGCAAGGCTTACGTGGGCGTGCGGATGCCTTGAATCATCGCCGACAGGGAATTGCCATTCTTGAAAATGCGCTTAGGAACGCGGCTTCTATTAATGCGCGTGCGGCGGCGGGCGGAATTCGTTCATTTTCCGGTTCTCCGAGAGATATTGTCGAGTACAATCTCGGTAAGGCCGGAAGAGACTACCGCTTAACCCAGGAAAATGTAGAGCTGGCGCAAGCGCAAAGTAGCCTTGTTGAAGCTTCAGGCCGAATAAAAGCGGCGCAGTTAACCTCCGCTGCCGGTGCTGCAAGGCAGCAAGGTTACCTGAACGCCGTTGCGGCCTTTGGCGCAACGGCTATTCGTGGTCAACGATTACTCGGCACTTATGGGCAGGAGTAAAACTGATGGCCAAGGGACGGGATCGCTACGAAAAGATAACCGGCGGCGGTGTTCGTACGGTTGTACCGGGGGGTAGCGTGTCGGGCGGTCGCTCCGGAGCCGGTTTTGCGCCCGCGCAGGGACTATCGAGCGTTCTGGGCAGAATTTCGGACCTTGCTTTTTCCGAGGGCACGCGGCAAAGCCGCATTCGGGGCACTGTAGCCGGTGGCGCGGACCCTCGTGGTGTGTTGCAAAACCTACAAGGCCGTGATCCGGCAACCATGTCGGTTGGGGATGCCGCCGCTTATGAGGCTGCCGTATCCGGCCTGGCATCGGAGATTTCCGTTGCCGCAAAGCGTGAGATGCAGGTTCAGTATAGGGCAAGCGTAAAGTCGGGGCTGGCACCGGACGCTTTTGCCGAAAGCCTGGACGCGGTAAATGCCGGATTCTCGGAAGCTCTCGGTCTTTTGGATGATGCCTCATCCAGACAACTTCAGGTATATCTGGACGATTACCGGAATGCGCAAGTTGTTAACTTTTCCGAAAGATTTGAAAAATTACAACGACGGGAGCAAAGAGCTAAAGCCACCCTGGACTTGGACTTTATGAATGAAGGCCTTGAGGCGGTCGCTCGCTCCGGAGGGCTTCAGGTTGACGGTGTAATTCAGCGTGAGCTGGAAGCCATTTCCGGACACTTGTCACTTCACGGCTATAACTCTGAAGAGGTTGCGGACATTGTTTCACGGTCACGCCAAACTGCTCATATCGCTCGTGTTCGCGGTGAATTTTCCCGCCTTTCGACCCTTCCTGAAAAAGCTCTTTTTATAGAACGCTTTGAGGCTTCTCTTACAAAGACCGGGGGAATGTCGCGCGGATTGCCGGACAAGGTTGCCGAGGGTTTGTTGGGAAGTTTTCGTGCGCGGCTTCGCTCGGAAACGAGGGCATCTAAAGCGGGTACAAAGGCTCTTGAGACGGACATAAACAGTGCCGTCAAGCAAGCACTGACCGGAAGGGTGGAGCTTTCTCGACGAGCGCTTTTAGCTTTGCGTGACAGGTTGTCCGAATACCGTGCCGACGGAATTCCTGAACAAGAGGTGGAAGCTATCGGGGCAAGCCTCAAGCGTGCCGATGCCATAATCGGCGTTATGGACAATGTTCGGGACGACAGCGGTGTGGAGTTGGAGGCTAAGGTTTCCGAGCTGAGGGACATGATCCGAAGCGGACAATCGAGCGAGCAAGACCTTCTTGATGCTATGGAAACTCGGCTTTCCGCTATGCGAACAGGGCTGAAAACGGACGCTTTAAGTTGGGCTGATTCGGCGGGCGTAATTGATCTTGAACCAGGGATTATCAATGAGATTTTAAGCGGGAGCGATTCGGCCGCCGCTATTATTGAGTCTCGGGTTCGTGATGCGACATATGTTTCCGGATATTATTCCGTCCCTAGGCAAATCCTGACAAAAGAGGAAGCATCCACCTTGGCGACGGCCCTGTCTGAAGCGCCCGTTGAAGGACAGGCCGTCTTATTGAGTTCCATATCGTCGGCCTTTGGCGGAGATACGCTTGCGGTTCTGGAGCAACTAAGCCCTAATGCTCCCGAGCTTGCCCATATCGGCGGTTTAATGGAGGGCGGTGCCTTGCCGGAAGTAATAGAGGCAGCCTTTAAGGGGATGGTCATCAAGGAAGGCACCGAAGATCGCGCGATAGGCGAGCTTGCCGACATGCGCGATGTGCGTACCGAGGTACTCTCAGGGTTGCAAACCACCCCCGGAATGATCCGGATGACGGATCGCCTTAAGTCCGTTGCCGATTTGATCTACCTTGGACGCGGGGGCAGTGAAAGAGGTCGGTTCGATTCCAACAAGTACGAGCAAGCATTGCAAGCTGCCGCCGGTATGAGAGAGATAAACGGCGAACAATACGGCGGAATAATGGAGCATGAGGACCGCAGTATTATAATCCCGTCTCACTTAAGACCCGACGATGTGGAGAACTTTTTTGACGATCTAAAAGACGCGAAAGAGCTTCTGCGTGTTGCCGCAACACAAAATGCTCAAGGGGAGATCGTTCCTTATGATCAGCTCCCGAAGGGCGTAATAGACAATCAGGAGGTTTCCGCGCGTGTGATCCGAAAGTCCGGACTGGTGAGCATAGGCGACGGTCTTTATCGGTTAATGATAGGTGAGCATATGTTGTATGCGGAAAACGGGCAACCGTACTTGATCGACCTGAAGAGGCTGGTCTCACCATGACGCTACTATACGATCGGATAAGAAACAGCCCCCCGAGCGGAGTTGCGCCTCTTGAATATGGCGGCGATGATATCGGTTTCTTTGAGGCGGTAAGACAGGGGTATCGAAACCAGGTGTACGGCATGAACAGTGACACCTATTCTCATATTATGGCTGAAGAGTTACGTCCGGTGATCGAAACGATAGAGGAGCGCGAAGGCTTGTCGTTCTCGAACCCCGGCGAATACTTCGGCGGGATCACCACGCATGGTAGGATGGCGATCATGGACGAGGCGTTTCTGGAAGCGGATCAGTTTGTCGGTAGAGCCGAAAGCCCGAGAGAGATCGTACAGGAGCGGGCGCTGGGCAGGCTGCTTGGTCACTTGCGAAGCAACCTGGAACTTTATCCCGAATATAACGATTTAACCGCGGAGTCTTTAGATAGCCGGATTATGTCGCGTGCACATGAAGCCGTAACGGCTTCACAGGTGCTGTCGAAAAAAACCGGTGCTCTCGGGAAGATAGGGCAATTTGTCGGTGAGGCGGGCGGCGTAGTCACAGACGACTCGTTTCTTGAAGCAATGGCGCTGTTCGGTCCTGTTACTTCTCTCCCTTCCGCCGGGCGCGGCCTTGCACAGATAATGTTGCGTGAAGCCATTGTCGGTGCCGGAGTGGAGGCGGTATATCAACCAAGCGTTATGAACTGGTATAAAGAGCTGGGTTTTAAATATACCTATAAAGATTTCATTACCAGCGTGGGGGTCGGCGGTCTATTCGGGGCAGCCTTACCGGCGGCCTTTGCCGGTACGGGCAAGGCTGTTCGCTTAACTACAAAACAGGTTAGAGACGGGCTTGAAGCCTTCCGCTATCGCGCCCCTAAAGATACCGATGTTGTTTTAGACGTTCTTGACGACACCGACGCGCTCAGCGCGGGAATCCCGAAGGATGTGGAGCAACAGTTGCATGAGACGGGGAAGATCGGTGTCGAGCCGGAAATAATGCGACAAGTCGACGGGATGAGCACGGAAGGACCGAAAATGCGCCCCGCCGTCAACGACGAGGTTGTCGATCGGTTTCAGGCGGAAAACCTTGATTTTGAATTACTTGCCGATGATGCCGTGGTTTGGGGCGAAAGCGGCCCTGTGAGCGGCGTCGAAATAAAGATGCAACTCCGGCAGGACCAGGTTTTACTTAATACTCTGAAGGTGTGCGCATAATGGGCCTGATGGACTGTATACGGCAAGGCTTGCGTGACAAGGTTATCACACAGGAACAGGCTGAGCGTGCGGAGAAAATATTTAGGGACTTTGAAAAACAGCCTGGGAATACAAGTTCAACCGCTTCTCAACAAGCCTATGAAGCTATAGAGCGTGAAGTTTTTCAGCGCCGTCGGCGCGTGCTACAGCAAGCGCAAGCGCAGGAGATAGCGTTAGAGAATATCGGGAGGTTTAAGGGAGATGACGACGGGGAGGCCCTGATTTCCTTGCTGGAGCGGGACGGCTCGGGTCGTAGCCCTTACTCAAATGTGGTGTCTCGTCAAGCCGCATTGCGCGGCATGGCTCACGCCATGATGGACGATGTTATAACAAGCCTGAAGAAATCTGCGGTCTTGGGCAGAACGACAAGGGCGGCACGAGCGACATCAACCAACATGGTGCGCGAGCTGTTTGGCGAAGCTACCGGCGATGCTGCCGCACAGGGTCTCGCCAAGGCGTGGACCAACTCGGCAGACTTCTTGCGTAAAGCGTTTAATGCGGCCGGAGGCGATATCCCTGAGCTGGCAACCTGGGGGTTGCCTCAGGTTCATAACAATGCGGCTGTTCGAAGAGCCGGGCGTGAAGAGTGGAAGCGTATTGTTTTACCTCTTCTCGATCGAGATGAAACGGTCAGCTTTCAGACCGGCGCGAAGTTTACACAGGCCGAGCTGGACGAAGTGCTGGACGAAGTCTGGGAAACGATCGCCACGGAGGGTTTCTCGAAGGTAAAGGAGACCGCGGCCGGTGGTCGCGGAAAATCCTTGGCTCGACGGCGGGTTGATCACCGGTTTCTTCATTTTAAGGATGCGGACAGCTGGTTGCGTTACTCGGACGCTTTTGGCGATGCCGACCCGTTTACTACGATGATGAACCATGTCGACGGGATGTCTCGCGATGTGGCGTTACTTGAAACGCTTGGGCCGAACCCCAACCATACGGTTTCTTTTTTAAAAACTCAGCTGGAAAAGCGGGCCAAGAAAGCGGATGCGGCCGCGGGAACAGACAAGGCGTCTCAGCGACTGACATCCAAGCTCAACACCTTTGATGAGTTATACGACGCGATTACGGGGCGATCTTATGCGCCGGTAAATGAGCGTATTGCTCGTACTTTTTCGGGACTCGGCAATATGTTGACCGCCGCCTACCTTGGATCCACATCACTTTTAGCCTTAATGACGGACTCGAACTTCACGCGGATCACCAAGCGAATGGCCGGAATGCCCGTATTTCGCTCCGCAATGGCGCGGACACTGAAAATGGTGGCTGCCAAGAAGACCACAAAGGCTCAAGCCGTAAGGCTTGGGCTTATTGCCGAAAACTGGTCATCGGTCGCCTACGGCCAGGCCCGGTATGCTCATGATGTTCTGGGCGGAAAAGTGTCCGAGGCTATTGCTCATACCGCCATGAACGTATCGTTGCTGTCACCGTTTACTCAAGCCGGTCGATGGGCGTTCGGCATGGAATTCATGGGGTTTCTGGCCGACAATGTAAAAACGCCGTATAAGGCCCTTAGCCGCCCCCTGAGGGACACTTTGGACAGGTACGGCGTTACCGCTAAGGACTGGTCGAAAATGCGCTCTGTGAAGTTGTACGAGCACAAGGGGGCCAAGTTCTTTCGACCGGACGAGATGCTGGACACAAATCGCGAGCTGGCCTTTAAAGTTTTAGAGATGGTCCAGGGCATGACCAACCTGGCGGTACCGGTATCGTCCTTGCGGGCCCGCACCGCCCTGGTAGGCGGAACAAAGGCGGGCACGCTGGTAGGAGAAGTCGCTCGTTCTTTCGCCATGTTCAAGAATTTTCCCGTAACCTTTTATCTTAATAACGTTAAAGCCGCGTTATACCAGAAAGGGCCGTTGAACAAGGCTGCCATTGCCGGTGATCTTCTGATAACATCGACAGCAATGGCGGTTCTGGCCAACCAGTTGCGCGAAATATCAAAAGGCCGTGATCCGATGGACATGACAATGCCCGAGGTGTGGGGTAAGGGGCTTTTAACCGGCGGCGGTTTGGGAATCTACGGAGATTTTTTGTTCGAAGACCTTAACCGGTTCGGCGGAGGAATGACGGAAACCATTGCCGGACCGCGAGCATCGTTCTTAAACGACTTGAGGAACCTGACCATCGGTAACGCCGCCGAGCTTGTTCGCGGTGAAAAGACCAACGCTGCACGGGAAACGGTGGATTTTTTCGGGAGGAATTTACCTGGGGTTTCAACCTGGTATCTACGTCTTGTTATAGAGCGGTCCATTCTCGATAGACTAAGACTTATGGCGGACCCAAAAGCCGAACAGCGCTTTAAAAGGCTTGAAAGACGGTTCATAAAAGAGTATGATCAGGAATACTGGTGGCGGCCTGGAGAGGCTGTTCCGGAGAGAGCGCCTAATATAGGGGCTGCCGTTCAGTAGTTAGGATTAATTATGGTAGTAAGCGCAACTCAGCTTCCAAGTGTTAATGATTATTTTATCAGTGCCATATCGCGTCGTGTTGTTTACAGCGGCAGTGCCGGAACAGGCCCGTATTATTTCGAGTTTCAGATTCTTGATTTCAGTGATGTCGCCGTTTATAAAAACGGTATCATCCTGACACCTGTTGATGATTATCAGGTTTTTGTTTATAGCAGTACGGAAGACGATGCGGACGCCATTATAGGTTCAGGCTATGTTGAACTTACTCAAAGCGCGACGTCTTCCGATATAATCACACTTGCTAGCGCCCGTGCTATTGAGCGAATAACGGACTTTTTGTTGTCGGGCGATCTTACCGCCGCCTCTCTTAACCGCGAATTAGATGCACTAACAATTTTCCTTCAGCAACTTGAAGAAAGCCTCAGCAGGGCCATGTTGGCCGGCGTAAACGAACCGCTGGCGTCTCGTTTAATACTGCCGTCACTTGATGCCCGCAAGGGGCGTATTTTATACTTCGATGATGACGGCCTACCTCAGGCGGGAGCAAGTGCCTCTGATGTTGCAGCGGCGGCAGCCGCCATTCGGTATTTAACCGATGAGGATAAAGACACGTTATTGAAAATTGAGGAAATGCTGCGAGAGTTTGAGTACGTTGTTGCAGGTGCGGACACATCGCTCTACCTTGGGGTCAAGGCGTCCGACCCGACTGAAAACAATCGAGGAGAGGCGCTGGTAGAGGGCAATATATACTATAACACTGCGGATAGCAGGCTGAAAGTATATGTCGGCAGCGCATGGGTTTTGGCCCACCCAGACGTTACTACGACGGATTCCTCGTATGCTATTGCCGCATCGGTTTAAAAATGAGAGGTGCAAACTATGGCTCAAGACTTTAAGCGCTATTTTGCCAGAACAATCGGGGCAACCGCCGTTGGTTTGCCCGCCGCGGCCTTTGATACCACAGACACAATTTTAGGCATTCATTGTACAAACATTGTCGCAACAACCATTTTAATCGATGTGTATTTCACCAACCTCACCAATAACTACTACCTTGTAAAGCAAGCCCCGATTCCGCCCGGCGGGGCCTTACAGCTTATCGACGGTGGTGCCAAGTTTGTCGCCGAGAGCGGCGATCGGTTGTTCTTTAAATCCGATACGGCGGACTCTCTTGACGTGTGGGTGTCTGTTGTGGATGAGATTAGTGGGTGAGATTAGCACGTAAACGGAAGGCTAATCATGCCTTACATCGGAAATGAACCGCTTGAAGGCTATGTTCGAATGCTTCGTCAGGAGCTAACTCCCAACGGCGGGGCCGTCTACACTCTCGACCATCCGGTAGCAAGCTCGGATGAGCTTGAAGTTTTTGTGAACCATGTGCGCCAGCGCCCGGGAGATGCGTACACGGCCGCCAACACGACCTTAACTATGGATGGAAACATTAATGCGACCGACGATTTCTATGTAATTTATCAGGGGCGCTCGGTTGCAACGGCAGCTCATCGTCCAATCAGCTATGTTCAGGTGCAACTAAGCACCGACTTCATACTTCCGGCAAGCCAGAGCATAGTTAAGGTTCCCTTTGATACCGTCGTGTTTTCCGGCGGAACGGGCACAATGGACTTTGATACCGATGAGCATGTGTATATTGCACCGGAGGCAGGACTTTATCAATTCAACATTTCGCTTCAGTTCATAATGGCGCCGGGCTTTTCCCGACCGCCCGAGTGGGAAGTCGGCGGATATATCTCCGACGATCTCGTATTGTTTCCGGCGCTTGAAACAGAAACGTTCACGCCGCTCGGGCACTATATACTACCGTTCGAGTTTCAAAAACAGACCATAGAGGTAAATCTTAGGGCTGCCGATAGAGTTCAGCTTAGCTTGGATGTGAAGGATGACCACAGCTCTATTGCTATAAGGAGTTTTCCGCATACCACGGTAATGGACGTTGCACTTCTTAACGTTTGGCCGAGAGAGGGCACCTAATTATGCCGCTTAGTGTTGTTAAGGCCGTTCAGTATGAACGCGATCACAGGCTGTACGAGCGTCGCAACCTTGTACATAACGGTGCTATGCGGGTTGCTCAACGGGGACTTGGACCGACACTTATCGGAGGCTCGGGGTATTTTAGCGCTCCGGATCGGTGGCATCTCAACAAAGATGCGGGGCATCAAATTCGTGTTGCACAATCTACCGATGCACCGCCCGGCTTTACAAATTCATACTCGATTGAGAACGTTACGGCAATCAGCCCCACACCGGCAACCGCATACCTAATTCTGGAACATTATATGGAAGGTTTTAATGTGCAATCGTTACGCAAGGGAACGGCCGCGGCACGGCCGTTTGTAGTTTCCTTTTGGGCTAAGTCCGGCATCCCCGGCACTTATATTCTAAGTGTATACGACTCCGACAACCATCGCCACATTTCCCGTCAGTTTGCTATTGAGGGTGTCGATACCTGGGAACACTTTGAAATTGTATTTCCGGCGGACTCAACCGGTACGCTTAACACCGGCGAAGGATATTCTTTAAGGCTTCGTTTCTGGCTTGCTGCGGGAAGCAACGCCTCGTCCGGAACACAAGCTCAGGTCTGGAGGCCCTATTACGCTCCAAATCAGGCTCCCGAACAAGTCTCGTTTTCCGCAGTCGCGGGAGCAACGTTTAGGCTGTCGGGTGTACAGATGGAACCTGGGGATACCGCAACGAATTTTATTTATGAGGACTACTCGCAAGAGCTGGCGCTCTGCCAGCGATATTATGAGCAAAGCTTTGAAGGCACTACTCCCCCGGGGACAGCAGGGACAGCCGGTAGAACGCTGATTTACGCAGGAGGAACAACCCGCTCCACCGGCGGCACGTATATTCCTTTTGTAGTAGCTAAAAGAAAGATTCCCACTGTGACAATATGGTCAAGCAACTTGAATCTAAATCGTGTGTCCGATTACGGCAGTTCTCAAGCAGGGGAACGAGTTCCCTCAGTGTGGCCCTGCAAAAACGGGTACTCAATGTATGCGAACGGGACTACCGGCGCTAATGTTAACCTGCAATTTTATTGGGCGGCATCTGCGGAAGCATCATAAGGAAATAATTCAATGGCAAGCATCGGAAGAACTCCCGTTGAAGCACGATACTTTGATCTGGACCTGATCAGGTTGCGCAGAAACGTTCAGACGTATCGAATGCGCTATAACGGTAGGCTTTACCGTCCGCCCTCTAAATTTTCTCTGCTTATCAGCATCAACAATAAACTCGTATCGGCGCGGGCATATTCCGTTAGAGGGTCACAATTAATATTTTCGCGTACGATTAGTCCGATTACTCGGAACGATAGGCTCGACTTTATCCGCGTTTTAAGCTGGAGCGTCTCGATCACAACTCCCGCCGACGGAACGGTTACAACCGACAGTATCGTAGACGGAGCAGTAACGGAGCCTAAGCTTGCCGATGATGCCGTTACTGCAAGAACAATTAAAGACCGCGTTATCGGCTTCTCGCACATCACACAAGACTTCATCGACCAGTTTCTTAATCTGGCGAGATTACAAGCTTTTCTTGCACGACTCTTAAACACTCCTTCGGCTTTCGGGGATAATGTCGTCGGAAGCCGTGCGCTTGCGCCGAATGCCGTAGGAACGGATCACATTCAGGACGATGCAGTCACCGAAGACAAGCTCGCCGACGATGCCGTTACAACAAACCGGATTAAAGACGCCACGATTACGGCCGCAAAATTTGCACGCGGTGCAGTTTCGCAAGCGGCGACGCCCGATAATTCCATCTCGACAATCAAGCTGATGGACGGTGCCGTGACGGAACCTAAGCTGGCCGACTACGCGGTTTCTTCACAGAAGATTCGTCACGGGGCTATAACTACGGTCAAGCTTGACGACCATGCCGTTACTGCCGAGAAGCTTTCGCCGAGTGCCCTGGACAATCTTGTCGATCAGGTCCGCGACAACTCGATTCAATCTTCACACTTGGTTGATAATGCCGTCACCGAGCGAGTACTTGCAAGCTTTTCCGTCACCAACGACAAGATTTACGATCGGGCGATAACTTTCTCAAAGCTTTCCGAAGAGGTTATATATCGTATAATCAATGCGTGCAACGCTGTTGAGCAACGACGCATTGCCGACGGGGCGGTCACGGAAGACAAGCTCGCGGACTTTTCCGTTACCGAAGACAAGCTTTTTATGGATGCCGTTACTCATAGTAAGCTGGCATGCGATGCGGTCGAAACGGACAACATAAAAGACAAGGCCGTGACCCGCAAAAAGCTGGCGGATGACGCTATCGGTGCGGACGCGCTTGCCGACGGGTCGGTTACTACAGTCAAACTGGGAGACTCGGCCGTTACCGACGCTAAGCTTGCAGACGGTGCCGTAACTCATCCCAAGTTGGCGGTGGGGAGTTCTACCGATACCGGTGGGGCCTATACCGGCGCTCCGGTCGATCACGACAACATTAGAAACGAGGCTATTCGAGCCAGGCATATTCCCCTGTTTGAAATCCTCGGCGACAGAATACAAGACGGGGCGATTGACCAGCACAAACTAGCGTCGAACAGTATCCTCGGCGCCCACATTCAGAGCAACGCAATCCAGCCTCGCCACCTAAGTTTTACCGTACCGTCGGCAAGAACCTTTATACCGAATGTCGCCGGAGCAGTTGAAACGCGGCACCTTGCTTTAAGCGCCGTTACTACAATCACGATAGGTCCCGACGCCGTTACCGAAGCTAAGCTGGCGGACAATGCCGTTTCCACAGACAAAATAGTCGACAACGCCGTTACTACTGCCAAGCTTGCCGGAAGGGCCGTTACCGTCGTCGAGCTTGCCGATAATGCCGTTATTACGCCTAAGCTTGCCAGGGGTGCCGTTACTACGGCCAAGCTGGCCGGTCGCGCAGTTACTACGCCCAAGCTTGGCGACGACGCTGTTACTACACCTAAGCTTGCAGACGACGCTGTTACTAACGACAAAATAGCCACCGGGGCTGTCGAGTCGAGCCACATTTTGAGCGAAGCCGTTACCGACGGCAAGATACAACCCGGTAGCGTTAAGAGCTATCACCTTGCCACAAATAGTGTCCAAGAAACACACATTCACGACAGAAGCGTTAAGACCAGGCACCTTGATTACGACGCCGTTACCGAGGCCAAAATTGCCGATGATGCCGTCACGGGAGATCAGATTAAAGCGGGTGTAGTAACGGAAGCACACCTTGCGTTCACCATTCCGGATACCGTGGGAGGCACGCCCTTGCCGGGCTCCGTAATTACCGCTCACCTCGCCGACGGTGCCATAACTCATCCGAAATTAGCATCGGGCACTTCAACAGATACCGGCGGACCCTATTTAGGTGCGCCGGTAGATGATAATAACATAAGAAATCAGGCTGTTAAAGCCAGGCATCTCACACCGGGCATTATCGAGAGAAGCCACCTGGCGTTCACTATTTCAGGCTCAGGCGGCGGAACACCCGCGGACGGGTCCGTCACGCATCCCAAGCTGTCAGAGGGCACAGACGGGGATACGGGCGGTGCGTATCAAAACGCTCCCGTAGATCACGAGAACATTAGAAACGCCGCTGTTCGAGCCAGGCATATACAGAACGATGCTATAAAATTCAGGCATATCGACAACAACGCTGTTCTGGAGGATCACATCCAAAACGGCGCTGTCAGCCACCGCAAGCTGTCGGTCGGACGCCGAACTGACCCGGGCGGGGCCTTTACGGCCGCGGCGGTCAGGCATTTCAACATTCAATCCGACGCTCTTCAGGCCAGACACTTTACCGACAATTGTATTAGGTCAAGCGCTATCGACAGTATATCAATTGCTACCCGACACATTCAAGACCGCGCGATTACGGGAAAAAAGCTGGCGGACGATATAAACATAGCTGATTTTAACCTTGCCTCGGTAAGAATTAACAACCTGTTTCTTAAGGGGCATACCGCCACCACAGACCATGTTAATCCGGAGAACGACACACGATGGTTATATACGGATTACACGAATCCCGGACCTTCTCCCCCGCCGACCCTGGTCGGGTCAGACCATCCGGCAACGATTACGCACCGGCACCAGCGCTACTTTAACGCATTGTTGAGTGTTGCGGGCGCAAACAATAGACACGCACTAAGAAACAACGAAAGAAACGAGCAGGACTTGCTGACCGGACTTCCCACACAAACCCGAACAGAAGGAAGCAGCACCGTACAAACACTCTGGGGAAACAATGTTGTCTCCAAGCATTTCGACAGGCGTTGGAGTACCATAGATGACCCGACAACCACTGTTGTTACTTTGGTCGAAACGGCCACGGACTGTCTCATTAGGGTGCCCGAAGCGGGCATGTATTATATTAGTGTAAGCTTATGCCTACAAGTTCGGAATGTGAATCTTGACGAATTTTCAGTTACTATAGAAAAGGCCGATAACGTGGAAATGTTGCGCCAGGGCAGTACACCGTCTTGGAGGCCGATTGCCGTCGGCCAAGCGAACATACCCGACGAAGTTAATGTCGATGGGGGAGGGGATGACGATGATCGAGCAAACGGCTCGATAAGGGTAACCGGAACCTTTTCCGCAACAACATCGTGCATGGTTTATTTAAACGCAACGACCATAAAGCTTCGAAACATAAATCGCGCACAAACTTGCGACTACTTAAGGTTCAGGCGCAACATCAAAACATCAGACGGCCTTGCCGGAAACAACAGGCGTATCTACATTAAGGCTTCCGGAACGTCCCTGAACGTCGTTCGATTGCATTAGCCCGTTAAAACTTAAAATTATAAAAATTTTCCATTTCCTTCATGGAAGAAAAGCCGGCCAAAGGCGTCTGATTATCCTTCTTAGACTTAAAGTCGACTAAAGAGCGGGCATCTTTTTTTTCCGAGTCTTTATTGTTCTCGCTAAAAAAGCCTGAAAAGAGTTTTCCATGAATAGCAATCAGTGTAGCCTCTGCGCGTCCGACATCTTTCTTGCGGGACCAAATTTCCGCGCAGCTGGGCATAAGCGTGGACGCCCTCTCTCGACTTCCGTCTTTTCCCTGGCGTACCTTAAGGTCTGAACGCCATTTTCTTGGAGACACATAATCAATCGGCACCTTATTTGCGTACAATATTCCCTCTACAATACCGACCAACCGACCGAATTGAAACATGCCGGTTACGCCTTGTCCCGGCATGGCTCCGACCTTTTCAAAAAATGCCATATCAATAGGAACAAACCGCTTAACACAACGCGCCAACGAATGAATATCAATCTCACGCTTGTTTTTTTTGCCGCGCTTTAGTTCAAACAACGGCATGTCGAATACTTCCAGCGTACGCTTATTGTCGTCAATAAGAGCCAGCGCACCGCTTAGTCCCGGGTCAACACCTAGAATTCGTAGCTTTCTCATGTTAGCCTCCTCCTCTAAAGAGTTCCTGTTCCGCCTGTCGTCTTCTGATCAGGCCGGGTAAAACCCGGCCACCGGCAAAGCGCCACCTCGGGAACTCACGTGCCGCACCATCGTAGTCCCCGCGATTAAGCTTCTGGCGCATGGTTGAGTGCTGAAACGCTCCGGTCCCGACATTATAGGCAAAAGATACAAGAGCGTTAAGCTGATGATAGTTCAGGTTTACGGAGCACAGCCTTCGGAGACCCTTTTCCGTCTCAAAAGCCTCATGTGCCAGCCAGGAATATGCCTCGTCGCGCGAGAGCGGCGCGTGCTCCATGGTTACACGATTTCCGCTTAAATCGTATGTGCTGCCGTAGCCTATCGTAGGCACTCCGGCAGGGCACCGATACGGTGCCGAGCTGAACCCTTCAAAAGCGGAGATCAGTTTCAGCGCGGCCTCTAATAAAGAGTTGTCTCGCATTATGTTCTGCTCGTTCTCGCAAAAGTACGGGATCCAAACCAGAAGCTGATAACAGCAGCCCAAATCGCTTGAATTTCCTGATTCCAGATCAGAATATACATGTGGCCGTCAAGCCAGTCGAAAGCAAAAAGCCACGTCAGAATAAAAAACTCAAGGAACAACAAATATGTAATGACGGGCCTAACCGTTGCCGCAAGATTAACAACCCATTGGCTGGATCGCCGCTGAAGCTCGGCGCTGTGGCGCATAACCGTATCGTATTCGGCAATATCGGCCTCTATGTGGCGGGTCTTTAGCGCCAGCTCGCCAAGCTGCAGCTGTATTTGCAGTTGATGGTCCATAAGAGCGAGCTCGTGTGCCTTATCCTGTCGGTCCTGAAAGAATTCAAGGAGCCGCGGAAGAAACGACGTCGCGAAGCCCAGCAGGCTTCCAAGCAAGCTTAACATGACGATTCTCCTTTAACCACGCACCCAAAAGCTGAAAAGACCAAGGCCCATAGCGAACAAGCCGCCGATGAACAACCAAATAAACCGCTCTACACGGGTCGATACCGCATGACGACGAATAGAATCCTTCTCCAGCTCGTTAACACGGCCATATAGAGTGTCGATCTGACTTGATTGCCCCTTGATTGCCTTCAGCACCTCGGACATGCGTGATTCAAGCCGAGCAAGTTCAATAAGAATCTTGTTGACTTGCTTTAGAACTTCTTCAATATTATCAAGCCGTTGTCTTATTTGTGGGCCGCTTGAATAAACGTCTATATCGTCTTTTTCCATCATTTTCCTTCGCCATCCACTTTTTAGGGATAACTAATGTTTTCTGGCGCACACTTCTCGCCGGTTTCTTTGGAACAACTCTTTCGGGTTGTTCCTTATAGTGCCTCATCGGCCAGAGAATTTCAACCTGTTTTTTTCCATGCTCATCTTCAAGCCAACCACTGCTGTGGTTGGCCAGGTGAGTCATGAGGGTTGCGGACAGCTGTTTCTCTTGCTCAGATAAGACTTGCAGTTTTCGGCGAACGGACATAAGCTTTTCAACGTCCTCTCGGACAGGCTCAAGAGAAATAGCCTCTTCTTCCGTGGTAGACCACGTGTCGGCGGCATCCCTGGCGTCTTTTGCCGGATACCAATCCGGTCCTTCAAGTCGCTCATAAAAATCCAATGCGGCCTTGGTTAAGGCGGCTTGAGCCTTTTTGTCCTCACCGATAATGTGTATTTTTAAGCAAGTACCGCCATAAAGAACGGCTAGGACACCCCATGAAGCCCCCATGCACATCATCTGCACTTGAAGTTGCCAGACGCCGCGCCAGGACGGCGGAAAATCTTCCGGTCGCGCCGACGTAACTTTTGCCTCAATCACGCCGGGACCGTAGACTGTTTCTGATGAAGCCAGTTGAATGGCACAGCCCTCCGGATGCCTAATGACACAATTTTCCGGATAATCGAGAAATGCGTCCAGGCTGGCAGCCCATAATCCGTCGGGGCTATACACCGGATTTTCAGGGCTAATAACAAGAAGGGAACCGTCTTCTGCGGTATCAAACCTCTCTCCGTAGCGACGATAACACATCATAGCACGAGAAACCGCCTCTCTAACAACCGTTTCTTCAAGCCGATCTCCCCAAGCCATTGCTTCAGTCTGTTGTTTCTTGGCGGGAAGCAACTCCGAATCGTACGCGCCGCGTGCAACAAGAATTTGCCGAAGCAAGTCATTGCGCGAACGGGCGTACACGGGATGCCCTTCACCCATTAATTCCGCCGCCATTGAAGCGGACAAAATTGTGTCGGGGGTTTTTTTTCCGGTCATACCTACTCCTTTCGTATAAGAACGATACTTTTATCGTTATCAAACATGAAAACATCTTCAGAGACCAGCTCTACCGTGTGAAAATCAAATGTCAGGGGCGCTATAAGCGTGCTGTCCCGTTGCTTTTCCACGGTCAGCTTTAGCTGTCCTTTTTCCTTGTTGTGCTTAACCTGAAGGCAGGTATCGACAGCAGCCAACAGGGCACTGGACCCACGTGCGCCGCGTGAAACGTCCTTACCGCTGTGGTGTACGAGCAACACGGCAAATTCAAACCGTGCCCGCAAAGCATCCAGCGCACAAAAAAGTTGAGAAATGTCTTCCGCGCTATTTTCATCCCCAATCATGGCTCTGCTTAACGTATCGACTATCAGCAACGACGGGGGATCAATCGTGGCAAGTGTTGCAGCCAGCATATCGACCTCGGTAGAGTTCAGCAAGTTAATTGTAGCGGGCATGAGCCGAAACGCACTCTTGTCGGCACCATGATACTGCTTCCACGCCTTAAGTCGTTTCGACATGCCGCCGAAGCCCTCGGCGGCCACATAAACCGCCGGTCCGAGGCTTGCGGTTGCGTGACCATGCCAGCTTGTTCCACGTGAAACACACATGGCCATATCAAGCGCCAGAAAAGACTTGCCGCTACAGGGGGGGCCGTACAGTAGGGAGAAAGAGTTCTTCATAATCAGCTCACTCACAAGCCACTCAACCGGCGGAAGCGCTTCAATGTCTTCCTCCGTCAGAAGCGTTAACGGCGGTTCTGCGGGCACAGACAGCGCCCGATCCAAAAGGGACTGAAAATCGTCCGCAGTCGCTCCGTTCTCAACCCACTCCGTTGCATCTTTTCCCATCAGATAAGACTCGTCGGCAATAACAACTTGCTCGGCAACGCCGGAAAGAGCCGCAACGACCTTTTCCGCGTGAGAAGCCCCAGCGTTGTCCCGGTCCGGCAAGATAACGACGCGACGATCCTTAAACCACCGGTTTATCTCCGGAGACCAACTACCGGCACCACCGGTGTTGCAAGTGGCCAAAACCCCCAGATCGTAGAGTGTGTCCACGTCCCGCTCACCCTCTACGATGGCCACCGTGTCATTCGGCCTGGACAACATTTCCGGCAATCGATACGGAAGCCGAGTAATGCCCTTGAGATTCCAAACAGTATCGTTACCGACGAATCGACGAGAGCGAAAATCCTTCGGGGCAAACCGAATAACCTCATAGCGCAACACCCCGAACTCATCCTCGTAACGATAAACGCTCTCAATTCTCCTGGCAGACAAGCGAAGCCTGTTCATAGGAGTAGGTGTGTAGGCAACAAGCTCGTTTTTAGCCCCAGGAAGCTGACCGGAAACATGCTCCTTAAAGCTATTCACCCCCCCGCCCGTGCCAGCCTCGTGGTCATACCAGCAGTTTTTAGACAGATTCAACGCCAGTGATCCATGAGACCCGTAGCGCCACTCGGTTCCGTTTGACAATACATTGTTCGGAGGACCCAACAAGCGTTCGGCCACCTCGCAAATGCTAGAACGGGATATCGTCATCGCCCGAATCGTCAAACGGTACAGGAGAAGGAGGCATTGAGGGATAAGGCTTTATTGCAACAAAGGTAAGGGTCGGAATTCGGGTCGTTCCTCTGCCGACCTTCAGAGGCACAGACCCGTCATACTTACAGGCAAGACCATTGTCTACAGGCGGCCAGACATCGTCTTCCGTAATGTTTTCTTGTTCAACCGCGTGGTCCCATAAATTGGACATCGCCTGATTGCCGCTTAACGTAGTATTGTGCCACCATCGCCACAGTCTATGATCGGGAAGGTATACCGGAACCCTAAATCCTCGCTTATAATCTTTGTCGGGACGAGTTGATGGCTCGCCAAGAATCTCGTCCCACACCCACAGCGGCGAAACACCCTTTTGAATCTTACCCCATCCAGTCTCCAGATGCTCTGCGGCAATAAGAAGGTATTCTAATTCGACTTCTTCGCCGTCTAATAGCCAGCTGTTTAAGACCGGCGCGAAACGAATGAACTCTGTATCGGACGATTTGCCAAGATTCAAGTTCATGATTTTCCTCCTCTTTTTGTTAAACCCCTACATTAACGCTTCGGTAGAGACGCATAATACGCCTAATTGTGTCCTCGGTTATCGGTCGCCGATAAATATCGACCGGATATCGACCGGCCAAGTAGTACAGCCAGTCCAAGTTAATCCCCAGAACTCGTGCGAATTCTGTTAACATGCGATCAGACTTCGGAACTCTGCGACCATGCTCTATATCGTTAATGTACTGTGGAGAGATCGCGTTTCCACAAGCCTTTGTAATCTGACCGGCAAGTTCTACCTGGCTCAATCGAAGCTCACGCCTTGACGTTCTAATTACATCCGCAAAGCGGATTATTTGTGAACCTTTGCTCACTTGTTAAGCCTTAGTCGGTTTAAGGGCAAACACATTCTTGCGTTGCAGACCCAGCCCCTGTACCGGTACGCCTCGCAACGCCCGTGCCTGAACCATTATGCATTGCGTTGCCGTCTCCGGAGCCGCCACGGATAGCATCGCCGGGGCCGGGGCCGATTCGAACGGCGTCGCCGCTACCATGTCCGATTCGCTCGGCATTTCCTTCGCCAGGACCGCTCCGAAACGCACGGCCACTGGATAGATTATCATTAAGGGCTTTACCGGCACCGGCATCATTTCGATTAGCATGACCCCTACCGCAACCGCTACGGATAGCATCCCCACGGCCGAAACCGGTTCTGATAGCACTACCGTCCCCTTGGCCCTCTCGGGTAGCGTCGCCGGAACCGTCATTGATACGCTTTGCATCTCCGTCTCCAGGACCGTTCCTAACAGCATTACCAAGTCCGGAACCGCCACGAGTGGCATCACCGGCTCCGGCACCACTGCGCTTTGCATTACCGTTACCGCCCCCTTCTCGGAAAGCATTACCGATACCGCAGCCTAATCTGAAAGAGTCACCGGTGCCGCCACTGGTGTTGTATGCATGTCCCTGGCCGACTCCGTCACGGATAGCATCTCCATCGCCTGTGCCGGACTTGTCTGCGAAACCGGTGCCGATGCCATCTCGGACAGCACGACCGACACCCGCTCCTTGACGATAAGCGTTACCGGAACCTTGGCCGCTACGATAAGCGTTACCATTTCCCCCATCAATGCGAAAAGCATTTCCTTGACCAGCACCATCTCTTGAGGCATACCCGTCGCCCGATCCTTCCCGCTTGGCATGACCGTTACCCGTGCCGGACCTGATAGCACTTCCGTCCCCCAAGCCGATACGCCTGGCATTTCCGTTTCCGGCGCCTATTCGCTCAGCATCACCGGCTCCGGCATCATGTCGCCACGCACTACCGTTACCGGCTCCGGACCTAATAGCGCTGCCACTTCCATCTCCGGAACGAAGACTAGAACCGTCTCCCTCATCGCGTCGGTCAGCGTTACCGTTTCCGTCGCCCTCGCGCAAAGCATCTCCAGGCCCGTCGCCCTCACGAACAGCATCACCATGGCCTGTTCCGATACGCTTTGCATTACAGTTGCCAAAACCCTTAACGGTAATAGTACCGGCGGCAGACCCCGACAACAGGTACGTCTTTCTTGTCAGGGAACCATCGGAATTGTCGGTTATAATATAATCCCTACCGTCGGCGGTGATCCCCGAACTGTGTTTTTCTATGTACTCTTCGCGGGTTAAAAGAACTTCCCTATCCTCATCCGAGTCTGCAGTGTCGCTGGGGCCGATTGAAGTAGCGGACGGCTTATAGGCCAGTTCGATAGCTGCATCAAAAAACTCAAGTTCTTCTTCGTTTATCTTTTCCACCTCTTCATCAGTTTTTTCAACCATAGCTTGATCGATTTTGTCCCCAAGAGATTCTCCTGTTTGAATGATTTCCGTTTTCTTAATCTCTTCCATTTTAATTCCTTTCTTTAGTAAAATGATTGTTACTCTTCCTCAACGTCGTTCCCGTTCTCTTCACCACCTTCAGGGTCCCTTCTCCGCGTGGCAGTGCCGGTGCCGGTGCCCCGCCGTTTAGCAAGGCCGCTTCCGGAACCTTCGCGCAAAGCATTACCGATACCGGAGCCACTTCTGACGGCACTACCTTCGCCCTCGCCGCTTCGGATCGCATCTCCTCTTCCGGAACCTTCTCGAAGAGCGTAACCCTCGCCGGTGCCATCACGAACAGCATCTCCGGGGCCTTCTCCGCTGTGAACAGCATTCCCGTCTCCAAAACCGGTTCGTCTGGCATTACCGCTACCAGAGCCGCTACGGAAAGCTCCTCCGTCGCCGTCTCCGGAACGAATAGCCGAGCCGTCTCCGGAATACCCGCGCCTAGCCTCACCCTCTCCTTCATCGGTTCGTTCAGCGTTGCCGCTACCGGAGCCGGTATGTACCGCATCACCTCTGCCGGACCCCGAACGAAAAGCAGCACCGTCCCCGCTTCCACCACGCAAAGCATCGCCACGTGCACGACCCATTCGTATAGCATTCCCGTCCCCATCGCCCTCTCGGGTTGCAGAGCCTTTGCCGGTACTCTCGTTCTGAGCATTACCGCTTCCGGAGCCGGTACGGGTTGCATCTCCGTATCCGGTGCCTGTTCGGAGAGCCATTCCGTCTCCGTCTCCCCCGCGAACGGCATCGCCGGAGCCGCTGTCGGACCTTGTTGCGTTTCCGTCACCGGTTTCGCCGCGAACGGCACGACCGGAGCCGCTCCCACTACGAACAGCATCTCCGGTGCCGTCGCCATATCGGTATGCGTTCCCGTCACCGGCGTCGAATCTAACCGCACAGCCGCTACCAAGGCCCCGCCGGTAAGCATTACCGCGCCCACTGCCCTCTCTACGGGCATTCCCATCCCCTTCACCCTCTCGAACCGCATGACCACAACCAGGGCCGCGTACCGTAATCGACCCATCGTCAACCCCGAACAGCTTGAATGAAGGCGCATCATCAACATCATCAACAATAGTTGTAACGCGAATAACATAATCTACGGCCTCACCATCCGAGGCCTTGCCCGGGCAATCAGCCTCAATACCGTCGGGAAACTGCAGAGCATACTCATCTTCCGTAAGATGAATCACGCCGGTGCTCTCTTCTTTTTTGTCGTCCATTGGTACTCCCTCCTTGTATGTGATTTACGATTAAAGGTATACGCAAGATTGCATACTTTCTTGGCCCTGTCAAGTAAAAATAAAAAAAAATAAAAATCAAAAAAAGGCTTGCAAAAAAAATCAAATCATGATAATTGAGGGCTTTAAAAGGAAGCCCCCCTCAAGGGGGCTTTTAAAAAAAGAAGCCCTCAAAATGCAAGAATGTTCTTAAAAACCCTTACATCTTGAGCCATGGAAGATAAACCGAAAATAAGAAAATACAGTGTTATACCCGCCAGAGCAGTCCAAGACGACAACTTAAAACCGACCACATTTCGCTTACTGGCCGCTCTCTGCCTTTATACCAATGCGTACGGAATATGCTGGCCTACACAAAAGACGCTCGGACGCCACATCTCGCTACACCATAAAAATGTGTCGAAACACATCCAGTTCCTTATAAAGGCGGGTTATGTCAGGAAACTGAAACCAAGGCGCTATGGACTTAAGCATCAACCGCCGAGAGGACGCATGCCCGCTAGATACCAGGTGCTCTTCGACGGACCACAAACCGAGCTGCCTACGTACGAGGAGTTCTGGGC